CAGAATGCAAAACTCTAAGATCACTGGCAAGATGATGAAGAAAAAAAAGAAAAAGAAAAAAGGTAAATTTCCAGATATGTCTGGAGATGGTAAAGTTACAAAAAAAGATATTTTAATTGCAAGAGGTGTAATTAAAAGGAAAGGTAAAAAAAGAAGATGAAAAAGAAAAAAAATACTAGACGTATGAATAAACTTGAAGAACTTGGTCGAGTTGATGCAGAAAAAGCTTATACTAAAAAAGGTAAGAAAAATTTATCTGCTGAAAAAAAAAGAATTGTACGTGAGTTAAACAAAAAAGCTAAAAGGAAAAGAAAAAGATAATGGCAAAAAAAACTAGAGAACAAGTTACTAAAGAAATTTTAGATGTTGACTTTGAAAATATTGGAACAGCTAGAGAGTTTGATGACGATGGCTATGAAGAAGGTAAATCTAAAGAAAGAGAAATGACTGCTAATGCAGCTTCTGGTAATAAAAAAAGTTTAAACATTGTTAAGCAATCTGGAAATAAAGCTGGCAAGTTTAAATCTGTTACTGATCTTTTGAAAAAACCTGCTAAAGTTATTCAAATAGACGGTAGTAAAAAAAATATTAAATAGTGGCCAAACAAAAGTTTGTACATTTTGTTCCAAGACCTAAGCCAAAGAAAAGGCCAGGTAAACATAAGAAGTCACAAAATAAAAATGAAAAAAGACAAAAGAAACAAATGCGATACAAAGGTCAAGGAAGATGAATTTTAAATGGGATTTAAAAAAAGTAAAAGAAGAACAAAGAAAAAAAGAATCAGCTAGAGCTCAGCTACGAGAAAGAAGCAAGCAATCTATTGCAAGACCTAAAGCTTCTAAAAATATTTTATCAAACGATCCAAGGTTACAAAAAATATGATAGAAGAATTTGTTTGTCCAAATGGTAGAATGTCTGTTAATGGAGTTTGTCCTATATTTGAAGGTGATGATGGACAAGTAAAAGATTTTAATAAAACTTCAGATAAAAAAAAAGAAAAAACAAAAGATAAATTAAAATTTGACTTTGAAGATCCTACAGAGTCATCTTATGTTACTGCAGAAAATTTAATTAATAGTAATATCGATTTATATCAAGATTATGTTGAAAATAAATTAGGAATATCTAAAAATGTTCAAACAGGATTAACAGCTTTTTCTATTGGATCAGGTTTAGCAGCAGGAGGTGGTTTAGCTGCTGTAGCAGCTCCATTTTTAATTCCTTATGCTATTGGACAAAAAATTAGAAATAATGAATTAGATAGAATTCAAAATGTAACAGATAAAGATCCTCAAGGAGATATTACAACTTACAATATGAAAAATAGAGGAAGTCCAGATCCATACAGCGGTGGATTTACTGGTGTTCAATCTGGATTAAGTTCTCCAAAAACAAGTCAAGGTGTTACTTCATCACAACATCAGGCGTTTAAATTATAATGGCAAGAACAAGAATTAGACCTAGAAAAAGAACTGGAGATATTCCTAGAAGAAAAAAATATTATCGCCCTACTAAAAAAGGTGCTGGTATGACTAGAGCAGGAATTAAAGCTTATAGACGAGCTAATCCTGGTTCTAAATTATCTATGGCTGTAACTGGTAAAGTAAAACCTGGAAGTAAAGCAGCAAAAAGAAGAAAGTCTTATTGCGCTAGAAGTTTAGGACAATTAAAAAGAAGCTCTGCTAAAACTAGAAATGATCCTAACTCTAGAATAAGACAAGCTAGAAGAAGATGGAAATGTTAGATAAATTTATATATAATTTTTTTGGTCTGCTTGATATTATTTTCAATGCAATAGGTAAATTATTTAAACCTAAAAGACAAAAAAGAGATGTCAAATAAACCTTTAAATATTGGTGAGGAAGTAGCAGTGCAAATGCCTATGAAAACAGTAGTCAGTTTGATTACTGTAGTTGCAATAGGTGTATGGGCATATTTTGGAGTTATAGAAAGATTAAATAATTTAGAAACTAAAAATCAGTTATTTGAACAAGATTTACTAGAAGCAAGCACTCAGAAACCTATAGACCAAGAACAATTTATGCTTATTGAAGATTTGTATAAAACAACTGAAAAGTTAGAAACTACTCAAGAACAAAATATGACTAATAAAGTAAATATAGAGTTTTTAAGAGAACAATTAGATAAAGCTTTAAGAGATATTGAAAAATTAAAAGATAAACAAAGGGAGTTTGCAAATGGAAACGGTAATTACTAGTGTTGTTGCTCTTTGTATGTTTGTGGCTGGAGAACTACAAGAACATAGAATCCAAGATAAAATGTCAGATTGCTTAAAAGGTAAGAGGGAAGCTGAGAGAATTGAAAATAGTAATATTGAATATAAATGTGGCAAAGTAAAAGCTGAATTAGAAGAAAATATTGATGGATCTAAATCAATAAAAAAAATAGTAGAATAATCAATAATTTTGTTTTATATCTTATTTAGGAAAGTATGGTATGAACCAGGAGGTATAGAATGGAATGAACATTAAATTAATTAAAATAATTAAACAGTGATTAACAGAGGAGCATTTAGTAATATTATGAGTAAACCCGGATTATACGCAAATATCAAGAAAAAGAAAAGGTATTTCAAGACCTAAATCAAAATCAACAATTTCAAAAGAAGCTTATGCTAATATGAAAGCAGGGTTTCCTAAGAAGAAAAAGAAAAAAACTAAAAAAAGAAAATCTTAATGGCTTTAGAAGTTGAATTAGAAAAAAAGAAACTTGAATACACTAACGAAGATGGACAAAAGGTTCGTGTAGATGTAGATCAAGAACAAACTGAAAAAGAAGAAGAAGCTTTTGAATCAAATCACTATGCTAATTTAGCAGAAGAATTAGAAAATCAAGAAGTTTTAAATATTGGTAAATCTTTAATAAGAGCTTACGAAGATGATAAAGCTTCAAGAAAAGATTGGGAAGATCAATACTCTAAAGGTTTAAAAATGTTAGGAGTAGTTGTTGAAGATAGACAAGATCCTTTCCCGGGAGCTTCAGGTGTTCATCATCCATTAATGTCAGAGGCTGCAACTCAGTTTCAAGCAAGAGCTATTTCTGAAATGTTTCCAGCAGGTGGTCCTGTTAAAACTCAGATAATTGGAAAACAATCAGATAAAAAATTAGAACAAGCTCAACGTGTTCAAGACTTTATGAATTATCAAGTTACTAATCAGATTACAGATTATTTTAACGAACTAGATCAAATGTTATTTTATTTAGCATTAGCAGGTTCAGCATTTAAAAAAATATATTTTGATAATTCTTTAGATAGAATTTGTTCAAAATTTGTACCAGCAGACCAGTTTGTTATTTCATATGAAAATACAGATTTAGAAACTGCTGAAAGATATACACAAGTAATGAAACTTACTACAAACGAAATTAAAAGAAGACAAGTAGAAGGATTTTATAGAGATGTACCTGTAACACAAAATCAAGGTGGTCAAAATTCTTCCGATATAGTACAATCGACAATAGAAAAATTAGAAGGTATGTCAACTTCTATGTCAGATAAAATTCATACTATTTTAGAAATACATGCAGATATAGATTTAGGAGAAGATGAATCAGGTTTAGCTCTTCCATATATTGTAACTGTAGATTATGAATCAGGTCAAACTTTAGCTATTAGAAGAAATTGGAAAGAAGACGATCCATTAAAAAGAAAAAGAACTTATTTTATACATTATAAATATCTTCCTGGCTTAGGCTTCTACGGCTTTGGCCTTATTCAAATGATCGGCGGTTTGCAACACGCTAGTACAGGAGCACTTCGTGCTTTATTAGATTCAGCTGCCTTTGCTAATCTCAATGGTGGATTCAAAGCCAAAGGAGCTAGAATAGAAGGTGGAGATATTACAGTCTCACCTGGTGAATGGGTCGATGTTGAAGCATATGGCGATGATCTGCGAAAGAGTTTTATCCCTCTTCCTTTCAAAGAACCTTCGCCTACACTACTACAATTGTTAGGTGTTTTAACTGAGTCAGGGAGACGTTTTGCAAGTATAGCAGATGCTATGGTAGGTCAATCTGCTGGAAGCGGTCCAGTTGGTACAACTATTGCTTTAATAGAACAAGGTTCTAAAGTATTTTCTGCAATTCATAAAAGATTGCATCAAGCTCAAGGTAGAGAATTTAAATTAATTTATGAATTAAATGGAGAATATCTAGATGATGAATATCCTTATGATGTAATAGGTGAAAGAAAAACAATTAGAAGAAAAGATTTTAATGATGCTGTAAATGTAGTACCAGTAAGTGATCCTAATATATTTTCTCAAGCTCAAAGAATTGCATTAGCTCAAACTGGTTTACAACTAGCACAACAAGCACCAAATATTATTGATACTAAAGAAGCATATAGAAGATTTTTACAATCATTAAATATTCCTGATTATCAAGATTTAATAATTGAAGATGAAGAAACTCCAAGACGAGATCCAGTTTCTGAAAACATGTCTTTACTAAATGGAAAACCAATTAAAGTTTTTGAAGATCAAGATCATCAAGCTCATATTGCAGTACACCAACAATTTATGATGGATCCAAGATTTGGAGGAAACCCTCAAGCTAAAGAAGTTTTATATCCATTAATGATGGCTCACTTAGGTCAACACATGGCTTACTTATACCAACAACAAATGCAAGCTCAAGTACCTCAAGGTGTACCTACATCTTCAGGAGAAATTAACAAAGAATTAAGAGATGAAGACACAACAGAGATTTCAGTAGAACAAGAAAATAGAATTGCTGTTGCAGCTGCACAAGCAGCACAAGGTCTTATGGGAAGTATGCCACCAAATCCAGAACAACAAAAACAACAAATGGAAATGCAAGAGAAGCAAGCAAGTTTACAATTAAAAGCAGAAGAGCTTAATATAAGAAAAGCTAGATTTGCTGAAGGAGTAAAAGATAAGGAAAGAACGCAAGCTAGAAAAGATGCTGAAACTAAAGCTAAGATAGTTGAAACAGCTTCAAGAGTTGCGAAAAGAAATGATTAATGGCAATTAAACCAGAAGAAATTAGAAAAGCTAAAAAGTTTTTAGAAAATAAAAAACTATCAATTAAAACAGTTAAGCCAAGAATATTTGCTCAAGTGGCTTCTAAAGCAAATGTACCTTTTGAAAAGTTGCTTAATGTAATTATGAAAGAAGTAAATGGAAAGATTAGTAATAGCGATAAAGAAAAAAATTAAAGAGTATGACACAGATTTAGGTAAAAATTTGTTGTCAAGAAGTGTAGATAAAATTGAAGACTTTAAAAAAATACAAGGAATGTCAGAAGGATTAAATAGAGCATTAGAAATAATTGACGAAACTACTCAAAAATACAAGGAAGGAGATTTAGATGATTAGTCAAGAAATATGGGCAACAGATAATGATGTGCCTACACCAGAAAAAATACCTCAACCAGTAGGTTATAGAATTTTAATTAGACCAAGAGGTGTAGTTGAAAAAACAAAAGGAGGAATTATTTTAACTGATACGAATAAAGAACAACAAAGTTATTTAAATTCCGTAGGACAAGTTATTGCCATGGGACCAGAATGTTATGGTGATAGAAAAGCACCTTGGTGTAAAGTAGGAGATTGGGTTGTATTTGGAAGATACGCAGGTGCCAAAA